CTAGATATCACAATCTTCAGCTTGCTAAGAAGATTCAGCTAAACTCAGCTTACGGCGCTCTCGGTAACGAATATTTCAGGTGGTTCAGCTTTGATATGGCTGAGGCGATCACTATGTCTGGTCAGCTTTCTATCCGCTGGATCGAGCGCAAGATGAACGAATATCTCAACCGAACTCTCAAGACGGATAAGGTTGACTACGTGATTGCTTCGGATACAGATTCGATTTATGTCAACATGGAGCCTCTCTCACGCCTGGTCGGGTCAGACGACACTATGGAGATCGTGAAGGCGATTGATGCTTTCTGTGAACAAAAGATTCAGAAAGTTATCAATAAGTCATACGAAGAGCTGGCTGATTATATGAATGCATATCAGCAAAAGATGTTCATGAAGCGAGAGACCATCGCGGACAAAGGCATCTGGCGCGGTAAGAAGATGTATATTCTCAATGCCTGGAACATTGAAGGTGTGCAATACAATGAACCTCAGCTGAAGCTCCAGGGTATTGAGGCAGTTCGTTCTTCAACTCCGAAGGCATGTCGGTCTAGCATCAAGGAAGCCATCAAGCTGATCATGAATGGTGATGAAGCGATGGTTCAAAAGTATATCGCCGACTTCAAGGATAGGTTCATGCAGCTGCCGTTTGAGGAAGTGGCTTTCCCACGCGGTATGAAGGGTCTCAATAAGTATAAGGATCGTTCGACAATCTACATCAAAGGAACGCCTATTCACGTGAAGGGAGCTCTGCTATATAACGATCTGCTAAATCGTAAGGGTCTTACACGTAAGTATCCTTTGATTGGCGACGGCGATAAGATCAAGTTCGCCTATCTCAAGACGCCCAACATTCTAGGCGACATGGTGATCTCGGTTGCTGAAGACCTGCCTGAGGAACTAGATCTTCATCGGTATGTCGATTATAACATGCAATTCGAAAAGGCATTCCTCGATCCCATCAAGTCGATCCTAGAGATCATCGGTTGGGATACGGAACAGCGTAGCAACCTAGAGTCATTCTTTAGTTAAGAACATAAGGAAACAAAAATGCAAGAACACGATTTTGGCTTCACATTTGCGAACGAAGAAGATTTCACTAAGGTTGAAAAGGTTGTTGATCAAGAGAAGCTCAAACAGCTTAGGGATATGATCATGCCTCTGCTTTTGAATCTGAAAAAGAATCCAGAGAAAGACATCATTCAGTGGCCAGGTAAAGATCGTATCAAGAGCGTTGATGCGTTCATCAAAAAGATGGACAAACTACTTGACTAATCTTGCTTTTGACGGTATAATGAAGGTTCAATAAGGAGAAACATATGTCACTACGAGATCGTTTGATCAAAAACAGCACCATTGACTTTACTGCAACTTTGACCGATTCAAAGATTTTCGGCAAGAAGGATATGATTCCGACTCGAGTTCCTATGATCAACGTCGCTCTTTCCGGTAGGATTGACGGTGGTTTGACGCCTGGGCTTACTGTTCTTGCTGCGCCATCAAAACACTTCAAGACCGCATTTAGCTTGCTGCTGGCTTCTGCGTTTTTGAAGGCGAATCCGGATGGTATTATTTTGTTCTATGACTCCGAGTTCGGTACGCCTGAATCTTACTTCACCTCATTCGGCGTGCCACTAGATTCCGTTGTCCATACACCCATCACTGATATCGAAGAACTAAAGTTTGACGTTATGCAACAGCTGAGTGAAATCAAGCGTAACGATAAGATCATGATCATCATTGACTCGGTCGGTAACCTGGCTTCGAAGAAAGAAGTTGAGGATGCGATGAAGCAGAGCTCTGCTGCTGACATGACTCGTGCGAAGCAGCTGAAGTCTCTGTTCCGTATGGTCACTCCTCACCTGACTCTCAAGGACATTCCTATGGTCGTGGTTAATCACGTCTATATGACTCAGGAGATGTATTCTAAGGCAGTTGTCAGCGGTGGAACTGGTATCTACTATTCGGCTGACAACATCTGGATCATTGGTCGTCAGCAGGACAAAGATGACAAGGAGCTTCTCGGCTATCACTTTGTTATCAACATTGAGAAGTCTCGCTACCTCAAGGAAAAGTCTAAGATTCCCATCACTGTGAGTTTCGATTCAGGTATCAATAAGTGGTCTGGTATGCTTGACCTAGCTCTAGAGGGTCAATTCATCGTAAAGCCAAAACAAGGCTGGTATGCTCGTGTTGATCAGGGAACTGGTGAGATCATGGGTAAGAACTATCGTGCTGCTGACATCGTTGATAACAGCGACTTCTGGAAGGCAATCCTTGAAGAGACTAGGTTCGCGGAATGGATCAAGGAAAAGTATTCACTTGGGCGAGGGGAGATGATTCGTGATGACGAATGAATGTATCAAAAGCACAATTTCTAGTGAGACTGGGGATGTACGTCATTCTCTGATTTATAAAAAAGGCGAAAGTTTCCTCGTAGAATTTTATGAGAATGACATTCTGATGGGAACCAGAGAAGTGGTTGATCATACTCTGCGTTACGCGGAGGATATGTCAGAGAATTACGTATTGGGTATTCTAAAACTAGATGGGAGTAACGATTGAGCAGCTTTGAACAAGTCATATTCGGTAACCTAGTCTTTCGTGAAGACTATGGTAGAAAGGTTATCCCATTCCTAAAGAAGGAGCATTTTCAAGACCGTGATGATAAAGTTCTTTTCGAGCTCATTGAAGGTTATGTACTGAAGTATAATCGCTTCCCGACCAAGGAAGCTCTCGCTATTGATCTCGTTAGTATGAATGGGATCAATGATGATCAAGTAAAAAATATCGTTAGTAACATCGAGGGTCTAGATTACGACCCTAAGACCGAGCTTGAATGGATTGTTGATAAGACCGAGAAGTTTGTTCAGGAGCGTTCGGTCTATAACGCGATCATGCAATCCATTCAGATCCTAGATAACAAGGATCAGAAGAAGGATAAGGGTAGCATCCCACAGATCCTTTCTGATGCTCTGGGAATCAGTTTTGATACAAACATCGGTCACAACTTCCTTGATGATGCTGACTCTCGCTACGAGTTTTATCACCGCAAGGAATCTAGGGTTCCATTCAACCTAGACTATTTCAACCGTATCACTAAGGGTGGTCTACCGAACAAGACACTAAACATCGCGCTCGCGGGCACGGGTGTGGGCAAGTCTTTGTTTATGTGTCACTGCGCGGCTGGCAATCTGCTTGATGGTAAGAATGTTCTGTATATCACTATGGAAATGGCTGAGGAACGTATCGCTGAGCGTATTGATGCCAACCTCATGAATGTGACTATGGACGAGCTTGGTGAGATTAACAAAGAAACCTATGACCGGAAGCTTGAACGTGTAAAGAACAAGACGACCGGTAAGCTGATCATCAAGGAATATCCTACAGCTTCGGCTGGTTCGGCTAACTTCCGTCACCTGATCAATGAGTTGAAACTGAAAAAGAACTTCATCCCAGAGATCATCTACATCGACTATCTGAACATCTGTGCTTCTTCTAGAATGAAGTATGGTAACAACGTCAACTCCTACATGTATGTGAAGGCTATTGCCGAGGAGCTTCGTGGCTTGGCAGTTGAGTTCAATGTTCCGATCGTTTCTGCGACTCAGACTACTCGTTCTGGTTTTGGTAACAGTGACGTGGGTCTTGAAGATACTTCTGAGTCGTTTGGTCTGCCGGCGACGGCTGACTTTATGTTTGCTCTTATCACGTCCGAGGAGCTAGAAGGTCTCGGTCAGATTATGGTCAAGCAGCTAAAGAACCGATACAATGATCTCGCAGCGTATCGTAGGTTTGTTGTTGGTATCGATCGGTCTAAGATGAAATTATTCGATGTTGAACAGGATGCTCAGGAAGGGTTGGTTGATGACCGACCCGTGATGGACAAAACTGACTTTGGCGAACGAGATAGTGATTTATATAAAAAGAAGTCTAAGTTTGGTAAGAAAGATTTTGAAGGATTTGCATGATGAATTACAAGATTATGAAGAGTGGTGAGGTTTGGAATTTGCTAGAAACTCGAACCGAACAAGTTATTGGCACTTACAACACGGCTCAAGATGCTCAAGTTGCTGAGACCAATTTTAATCGTGGGTATGGCTTTGACGGTTGGACTCCAGCATTCATGCTTGAAAAATATTTTGTTGAACCGAAAAAAAAGTCGCGTATTTCGACTAAATAAAAATAAGGCAGTTCTATGCGAATCTAGACGCAATGAGGCACAGAGGATAATACCGAAGGAACAGTCGGGAGCACGGTGGGGTTCCGCCCGACATTACTGCGAAAAAAGAGGGGTTGGATCGAAAGGTCCAACCCTTTTTTTGTTTATAGATAATTTTTGTTTATAAATAATTTAAATCCTTTTGTAGAGGCGACTATGACAGAATTCGCAACGTCTTCATCCGATCTTAACAAATTTGTAAAACAAATCAACGCTCGTGTTGGGTTCGAATCTGTAAAATATTATCCCGCTAGAACCGCGTATAACCTACCTTCTATCACTGGTAAAATCGAAGGCGGTTTAGGTGAGATAAAGCTTCGTATGAAAGAGGTTTTTGGTAACACTGTGAAAGTGGAACAGATATCTGGTGAATTGGCGAAGAGAGTTTCTGGTAAATACGATTCTTTCTCTGTCACTTTAAAAGATGGATCAGGGTTCTATTTAAGAACAACAATCGGCGAAAAAGGAAATCTACAAGGTAAAGATTTGACACCTTCCAAATTCGGTTTGAATGGTAAAACTTTAACCAAAGCGAATTTTACCCCCGAGATAGAAAAAGAATTGAATAAACAGAGATTACCTCTAATTGTGTTTAGATACTCTAAAGAATTATTAGAACTCTCTTCTTCTAAAGGTGAATCGATAAACGGATCCGCGAGTTTGAAAGAACAGTTCGATTTGTTACCAAAAAACGATTTACAGATCGTAGGTAAGAATTTTGGCGAAGTGTTTTTAGCAAACTGGTGTTTACACAACAAACCTCATGCGGAAAGCATCTTTTTCCCAGAATCTGAAAGTAATCCCCTCGCCGATTTCGTTGTGAATTTTACGAAAAGCTCGAAGAAACCTCCGTTGAATGTGTCAGCTAAGTTTGAAGGAGGAGCGAACGCTTCTCTGAAATCAATAATTCCTCCAGGAACAGAACCTCCGGCATCAGCCACAGCAGAAGAAAAAAAAGCATTTAAAGCTATCATGGCTGTAGCATACGACAAAATCATCGACGGTCTTCTTAATGCCGAAAAAATCCTTGATACTCCCGAATACAAAGCTGTTAAAAAGATGGTTGGGGGCGGCGACGTAACTCTTCAAAGCATTTCCACTCTAGTCGAAAATGCTTTGGTTTATGCCGGAATAACGTCGGACATGAAATGGAACACGAGCGACACAGCAACAAAAAACAAATACGAATTGTTCCTGTCCAAATTGAAACCTTTTTTCGATTCAATTAACGGCGCTGGGAAGCCGAACATCAATTCGATTCCAAAAATCATTCAGCTTAAAAAAGGGAATAATTATCATCCTATTGTGTACGCATTCTCCGTTGCTTTAGCAGACCGTTTCAATTCTTCGAAGTTATTCACCGATGTGTTAAACAAAGCAGCGACTCAGATAAAAGCTGAACAAATCTACATCGATATTTCAAAAGAAGCAATTAAGGTTAAAGTTAAGAAATTCGAAGAGTCCAAATTTCGTTTTGCTCCTGGCGCGTTTTCTTATTCGGCGGACAATGTTAGAATGAAAGTTAATATGATCAAGTGACGCTATAAATAGTTGAAACATTGTCAGTCTATAGGTAACAAAATGCTATCATTCTCTACATTTCTAATCGAATCTTTAGATGTCGAAAAACTCAAGCATTTAGAGCATGCCGAGGATCACATCATTCACGGAGGCGATGCGGGTGTTGTGCATGCAGCTAACAATCTAGATGATCTCCATACCCTCCTAACCGGAGGCAAGTCTAAGTCGAAGGTTACAACCAAATACGATGGCTCCCCGTCAGTTGTATTTGGTATCAATCCAGAGAACGGTAAGTTTTTTGTAGCCTCGAAGTCTGCATTCAACAAAAACCCAAAGATCAATTACACTAATAAAGACATCGAGGAAAACCATGGGCATGCTCCTGGTCTTGTCTCTAAGTTGAAAGCAGCCCTGGCGCATCTACCCAAAGTTATGCCAAAAGAAGGTGGTGTGTATCAAGGCGACTTCTTATACGACAAGCCAGATGTTCAAGATGATAACGACAAATTTAAATTCGCTCCTAACACGATTACATATTCAGCCGATAAGGATAGTGCACAAGGTAGAAAAATAGCAGCTTCTCAGATTGGATTTGTTGTTCATACGAAATACAAAGGAAATAACCTCGCCGATATGAAGGCAGGTTTCGACGTTGATCACTCTAAATTCAAACAAGACCCAGACGTAAACCTAGTCAATCCAGAAGTCAACGATACAAGCAAGTCAAAATACACTAAAGCTATGCAATCTGAATACGCTAAACATAGAGAAGCTGCGGATGAAGCATACAGAAATACAGGCACAGATGTTTTAGAAGCTCTAAGCAAACACGATGCATTTATCAAGCCATACATCAATTCAACTGTCAGAGACGAAACAATTCCGAATGTTAAAGATTACATCGGTTATCTAGAAAAAAAACGCGACAAAGAAACAGAGAAACTGAAGACAGAAGCAGCCAAACAAAAGAAAGCTGGCTCATACAACGAACTCATAGACGACCTGAAAACAAACGAAGAAAAATACAAGTCAGCTTTCGATCTTCATCATAATCTTCAGGCAGCGAAAAATGTTCTGATTAAATCTCTCGGCAATCCTACAGAATTCGAAAACACTGTTGGTGGTAAGCAGGTCAAGCCAGAAGGGTTTGTTTCAATTAGAGATGGTAAACCAACCAAGTTAGTTGATAGAGCCGAGTTCAGTAGACTCAATTTCGCTAATATGAAAGGTTTTGATCAACCTGATTCAACTCCTCCTGAAGAAGACGATAAAGAGCACATATTCGCTACAGGTAGAATGAATCCCCCGACAATTGGTCATGCTGCTTTAGTTGATAAAGTTTTGGAACTAGCAGCTGCTAAGAAAGCAGGGCATTCTATTGTTCTTTCACATTCACAAGATCCTGAGAAGAATCCTTTGACGCCTGCGCAGAAACTAAAACACGTCGATAGATTCTTTCCGAACGCGAATATCACAACTTCTGATAGTGAATCTCCAACATTCATTCATCAGCTAAAGAAGTTATATAAACAAGGTGTAACTCACGTTACCATGGTTGCTGGTTCCGATCGCATCGAAGAGTTCAAAAAGAATTTAGATAGATACAACGGACCGAACGGAGAGTTCAATTTCAAAAAGATTGACGTTGTTTCGGCTGGTGAACGCGACCCTGATGCTGAGGGTGTTGCAGGTATGTCCGCATCAAAAATGCGCGCCCACGCTATAACAAACAAATTCGGCGAGTTCAAGAAAGGTGTCCCACCTCACGTCCATCCCGAGCACGCGCGCGAGATGTTCAATGATGTTCGTAAAGGTATGGACATTCAGATTGGACCCGAGACTTCTGGTATATCACTATCACGTTATGCTAAACGTAATGACCCAATCGGAGTCAAAGCTCGCGCTGAGATTGAACGTAGACAGCGTGCAAAAGCTATCAAGAAATCAGTTAGAAAACCGAAAGTTAT